TTAATATACACGATATCAAGCGCAGCGGAAACATGCAGTGCTGAATTGCCACTACTGCCTATTGCGCGAACTTCTATGTCTGTTTTTTCTGTAAAGGAAAGTGGGGTTGAATAAGATATTTCTGTGTGTGCATTTTGCAGGGCAAACTTATCGTGCGTTCTAAAAACACCGCTAGGTTTTCTTGAAATAAGTCTAAGTGTTCCAAACTTGTTGTTTGCTTCAGTTAAACAAGTAACATCTTTTTGAAGAAGATACGCAGTGTGTCCAGCGGGGACGGTCCAAACGCACATTAGAGTTTGATTATCGCCCAGCGTTATACGGGCGTATGTCGTGGAAGCGTTGGTTATGTTTATGGTGCCAGACGGCTCCTGTGAGCCTTCTATAAACGCTCTAAACACACGAAGAAAGAAGCCGCTGGTTTCTGCCACGCCCGTACCATCAAGCGTAACTGTTTCAGACAACTGGTTATAGTTAGCATCTAAGCCCTGAATGGTTACTTGCACATCTTCGTCATTTGCACCATCTGTACTGGTCGCGGTCATCTTTACGGCAGAAGAAGGGTAAGCATAAATGCCACCAACGTCCCATATAGTTTCTTCTGAGTCGTTGATTAATGGATTAAACCCAAATTTATGCACGCGGTAATGCGCGGTAATTTGCCCACGAGACACCTGTAACTCAAATGGTTCAGATGTACCAACTTGGGTTATAGAGCGTATCTCGTGGGGCATAACAGCTTCCTTATGACAAGAAGATGTTGAGTTCGTTGTTTGTGCCTGTCAGCGCGGCTACGAAGCATCCCTCTGTGGCAATGATGCCATCATCAGGAATGTTCATTACATGGTTGCCCGCGCCGAAACTCTGCTCAAGCAGAACATCTCCAGAAGCAGAACCATTTTTCAGCGTAAAGGCACCAGCAGCAGCAGCGTAAATCACAACTTGGCGAATGCGGGAGCGTGCTGCTCCCACAACCGCGGCTGTGTCGCCCTGGTCAAACTTAAAGGCTTTTACTGGACCAGCCATAACAGCCTCCTTATTCTACGCCGTTATTAGCCATCACATAGGTCAGGATGCCTGTGTATGTACCGCCAGTAGCCGCAGAAGCGCCCACCTTGCCAGTTACTGTGGCATCAGCAGCCAAACCACCAGCAATTGCCAGAGCGCCGTCAGCACCCTTTACAGTGCCTTTTGTGTCGGCATCGACTTCGTTAAACAGACCATCATCGTCAGTAGATGTGCCGATATCAACTGTTGGGTTTGTACCACCAGTTGCGCCACCAATTGTCATGATTGAAATTGGAATCGCGCCCGCTGGGAGAACAAGAGTTTCACCAGAGGTAGCTGATGTACCAATACGCACATTAGTAGCTGATGTTTCAGTTGGGTCAAATGAGATTTGCACGCTCTGTGTCATTACACCGGGTGTGTGCGTACCCTTTGCGCCGCCGCCGTATGAGCGGACAACACCTTGAAAGGTAGTATTAGCCATGTTCATCTCCTGTCTTGGCTAGTGTCAGCCGCACCATGCGACTGTCAGGGATGACTAATAATACACTAAAACAATTTACTTGAAAACCGTGGCATTGAAAGCAAAGCTTACCCTATCTTCGTCACTCCAATTTGGCTCAACGCTATGAGTAAGATGCGCGGGGAAAACAACAAGCTGCCCCACTTTAGGCTTAACTTGCCACCGCGTAGAGTGCATTGTTCTATTTTTTAACCAATCAGGGTTTTGCTCACAATGATTATGCAAAAACCCTCTGTCCTTCAATTCTCTTGCGGGGTCATAAAAACAAAGATTTCCACACATTTCTGGCGCGGTAACGTAATAAACAGCTCCATAGTCACAAAACGGATGAGTGTGCTCTGCGTTAGAAGCGTGCTTTTGATTAGAGTTCATCCAGTAATTTTCAATATTTACCTTCAGCTCTTTGTCTTCTTTTAATATCTCTAATGCTAGAGATAATATTGATTGAGATACAAATTTTAAGAAAGACTCTGGCACAACATCAAATCTTAAATCAAAAGACTGAAAACCAATAAGGTTAGAAAATCTTCTGCTTGGGCCTGTTTTTATACCATGCGAAAGCTCTTCCAGTTTTTTTTTCGCTTCCTCATCCTCAAATTCAAACAATCCAACTCTAGTTGGGAACAAATCTATAAATGAGCCCTTCACTTATACTCTCCTTGACTGTTATTTTCTTTTTGAAACTTGTCCATTATGTGCTCTGGGTCATAAACGCCACCGGCCTCAATATAATGAACAAATAATTGAACCCATGTTGTGTCCTCAAAATCCTCTGAAACTCGCTTCAGCGGGTCGCGCCAGTGTAGTTGGTCACATCCCTTGTATATAACTCCCTGGCCTATGTCAGTAGCGTATGGAACGCCATCAACATACATGGGCCACAAATATTCACATCTATATCCAAGAGTTATTGTGACGGAAACCTCGCAAGCTGGCCTATCTTTATGCGGCGCGAGCTCCATTCCTTCTTTGTATATTCTGTACATGGTGTATGTAGGGTGTAGTCTTTTCCCGTACAGGCTTTCGACTTTAGGCTTTATCATCAACATGAGCCTGTTCATAGACTCATTATCATAGCCAACTGTTGAGCCGATTACTCCACCATCATCCAAAAAAGAATCATTAGAAGACAGCGCAACATCAAGAAGAAATGACGCTAAATCATCGGATAAAAATTTTTCAACTTTGTTCATAGTGCCCTCCGCGTAAATTTTACAACAAAAAAGGGCGGGTGAAAACCCGCCCTTTTCCGAACATTTGTTCGCTTATGCGCCCGGTGAACCGAACACAGCGCGTGGGTCGGAATAGCCGAAGCTATAACGCTCACGAGCCTTAAAGCGCATGTTACCTGAGTCGAAGTCAGCTTCCATGCCTGTAGACATTGGAGTACGCTCAAAGTGCTTGAAGCCGTTTGGAGCGTCTGTCTTGATGAAGAACGCATCTGGGTCTGTCAGGAAGTGGTTAACAGTGTAACCCTCTGGCAGCATACCCATGTTGCGGATGGCGTTCACATCGTTGTCGGCTGTGCCTACACGCAGTGTAGATTCCAGCAGACGGTCAGCCACAAACTGAAGCTGTGGTGGAACGATGAGCTTGGTACCGCGCAGGGCGATAATCAAGTTACGCTCGTCAACGAAAGTTGAGATGTCAATCAGAGCATTCTCAAGTGAAGTTTCGTTGAGGTCAGCCGCTGTAGATGGCTCGTTGCGGAATGTACCGCCGCCTGCAAGTGGGTGGTCAGCAGCACAAAGCTCTTTACCGTCACCACCAGCAAAGCTGCTGTCGAAAGCGTTGTTAAGTACAGAAGCTGCCTTAACTTGCTTTGTGTGAGCCATTGAACGTGCCAGTGCGCGTGTGTAACGTGCACCAAGACGGTCGTACAGGTTGTCTTCCATTGCTTCTTCAGTCAATGCAAATGCCAGTGACACAGTTTCATGTGTGTAACGAGCAGTGTATGCTTCTGAAGCGTTGTCGAATGACACGCCAGCACCTTCCTGCTTGGTCTGGGCGTTGCCAAAACCGACAAGCATCACTTCTTCTTCAAACGCACGGTCTGATGATTCAGTATCGAAGATTTCTGCGTGCTCCGCGTCATAGCGGTCGTATTCCATGCCGAACAGGGCGTTCAGGCCTGGCTCTAGTTCTTTAACTAGCTGTGCTCTTGAAATAGCCATTATCTAGTCTCCTTATGCCAAGCCTGCTGTGCCAGCAGACAGCAAATGATTATTGATAACAACCATGACATTAGTGTTTGCGCTGCTAGTATCGCTGTTCTCAGGGTCTTGAGAAATGTCGATTGCTTTCAGCGGCAGTGTTGTAGTGGTCGCACCAGTTGAAACACCAATTTCAGTGCGTGAAAGCCCTGAATTTGTGTCGCCTGTGCCAACAACAATGTCAAAGTTACCGAACAGGTCTGTTACTGGAAATGCAGCATCAGCCTGGATTTCGTACACTACGTCTGGTGCATCGATAACGAATGCTTCAATGTCATCCGCAGCGATTGAGCCAGGGTAGTAGTTTGAGAATGTTTCCTTACCAGAAACAGGGTCTGTGTAACGGCAGCCGTTGAACACACCCAGAGCCGCATCAGTTTCGCCAGCAGCTTTAACGCCGATTGTACCAGCGGTCAGTGTTTCCACTAAGTCACCCTGGAAAATCGCGTCAGCAGCATTGTTGGCAATGCGATAGCGGTTCTGTTGGTTCATGAAGGCAGAGCCGTTCATCATCCGCGCAGGGCGCAGACCAAAGGCAGCATCTTTATTTGCCATTTTGAACTCTCCTTATGAGAAGTTAGTTTGAGCCTTTCGACCCAAACGTGACTGAGGATGAGCGGTTAGGGTTTAGCCCACCGCCATATTTGCTGGAACCAGCTTCACGCATCCAATCGCGGTCAACTGCTTCCATTTGGTTTTCAGTGATTTGCCGGTAGTGGGCATCACGTTGTTCCACAATCTCTTCAGGTATTCTGGCAAGAACCAAACCACCTACGCCGATTACGCCAGCGTTCTTTCCTTCATCAATGACGGGTGCATCAAAATCAGGGTAATCTTCCGCCCGGACAAGCTCCCAACCTTCACGGCGGCGCTTATGGACGTTGTTGCGGTCATCGTATTCCATTACGGATTCACGAATCCAGCGGTGTTTGTAACCCACAGGGGCTTCTGGTGCTTCAAGGGTTGATGGGGGTTTCCACGCATCTACTCTCGCTGTTTTTTCACGGGTCTGCGACTCCCGGCTTGCGCGGTCTACCATTATCTAGCTCCTGAATCTAATTTTGCGACTTCTTTTGCGTACCGCTCAAGAGGAATATTCATCTTCTTAGCGAAAGCCACCTGACCGGGTGTTAATTCCACCGACTTTTTCCGCCCTGATTTTACAGTCCGTCCAGAGGACGCAGGCGCAACAGGTTGGGCGTTCTGCCGTTGCGACTGAAACTTGTGCGGGAACTCTTGACGCATACGCTTGTCAATCTCCGCATAATACTCATCACTGGTCGGGTCGAAGCCTTCTCCAATGATTGTCTCGTGAATTGCTTGAGCACCACGAGTCATAACCACGTCTTTGTTGAACCAGCTATCGTTCTTGCCCATCCAAGAAACAAGCTTTGGGTCCAACTGTTGAGGCTGCTGAGGCTGCTGTTGTACAGGCTGTTGCTGTACTGGCTGTTGGATTGCCTGCTCTTGTCTAACCTTTGAAACGCGGACACGTTCCTTTTCAATAGACAGTTGAGCAAGTAGCTCCTGAGCCTCAAGCTCTTTATCAACATCCCCCAAGTCGCGGGCTTCTCTCAAAAGCCTCTTGGCCTGCTCGAACTGAGACTCAACACGACTGCCATATTCGTTAACATAGCCCTGGTCAAGCTCTTGAAGCCGTGCCCTCATCTGCTCATTCTGCTGCTGCATTTGCTGTGCATACTGATAAGCAGCTTCGGCTTCTTCGGCAGCCTGCTTGCGCTTGGCTGTTAACTGATTGATGCGCTTTTGAACATTTTCACTGTAATTCTCAAGCTCTCCAGAATCCGCGCCCTCGGACACTTGAACATCAGATGTTTGCTCAGACTCGAACAATTGTTCGGGTTCTTGAGCCTTCCCCTCAGAATAAGAATCATCTGCATCTGATACTTCTACAGTGAAATTATCTTCAGCTTCTTTCATTTGTTCCGCGTTCATTTACCGCCTCCTGCTTTTTTATACATACGAGATATCTGAGGGGTCAAGTATAGTGGCGATAATATTATCGTCATTTATGAGCCTTACCTCAAGGCCATCCACTTTAAACCTATTCCCAGCATATCTACCCATAAGAACCCATGACTTTTCCTCTGCCCACGGGCCAGTAGGAAACTTGGCTTCGTCCTTATATGCGTCAGGACCAACCTTGACGACATAAGCAGCAACAGTGGCAAACGCTTCTCTGTCACGAGTAGCATCAGGCACATAGATACCGCCTTTAGTCTTAGCTGGTGGGTAATATGGAATTACGAGAAGGCGATATCCAACTGGCTGGGGCAATCTATCAAGAGCAGACTCCTCCAGCGTAGATGGGTTTACCGCGTTCTTATCTTCCTCTTGCCCCATAGCTTTATCCAAGCCTTTAGGCAGAGAAGCCGTAGCAACTCTATCAGGAACAAATAGTTTCTTAGTCATTAATGACACCCTTCATCGCGGACCTAATTTCTTCTTCGCAGTAGCGCAGGCCGCGTATCTGCCCCACCACAAACCGATAGCTTTCCATGTT